AATTTATAAAATTTTTGCCGATTCATATGTTAATAGTGCTAATAAAGTTGTTACGAGAGATTTTACAACATCAAAAATAGTAAGTGATTTTTTAAAAGGTTTAAAATTATCAATAACCGATTTACCGGTAATAAGAAAAATTTTTAAAGATGTTCATTACAATTATTACAAGCAATATGATGATATTGAAAGAGAAGTTATTAAAGTAACAAACGATATTGTTGCAAAGAAAAAAAATATTAGAGGAACCGAAGATGAGTTTAAAAAATTAAACCGATTATTTGAACAATTGATTTCTTTAGATAAGATGGAACATCGTATTTTATGGCAAGAATTATCTAAAAAATTACCTAAAGATTTTTCGGATAATATGGGTAAAAATGGATGGAATAATAAAAGATATAAAGAATTTGTTAAATACTTCCAAGGGGAATTAACTAAACCACCTAAAGTAATTTTTGATAAAATTGACGCGGCATTGAAATTAAACCCCTTTAAAAAAGATTTTTATAGCAAAACAACATTTGAAAGATTAGCTAATGTACTTCTTCAATGGGATCCAAGAACTGTTGATGAAATGAAACAAACAATTAGAGTATATGGAGGTGCAAAATTTGTTGGAAAAACAATCGGAGATAAATTAATTTTTGCAACTGTTGTTTATCCGATTGTTACATCGTCATTACAAACCGTTAGTGATATTTTAGATAATAAAATATTAAAAGGTCCATATAAAAAAGGAGAAAAAAGTAATTTCCAAAAGTACGTTGAAACAAATATGAATTGGTCCAATAATATTGTGAATTTTTTTCCAAATACCTTAAAAAACTATCTAAATAATTTTGGTTTCTTTGCGGAAAAATTAACCACAATACCAGGTTGGTCTCCACTTTTAGCTCTCGCAAATATGACAGATTGGACAAAGAAAAGTGATGAAGAAAAGAAAATTATTGTTGACCAAACATTAAAAAATATGAAGAGTCAAGAAAAGGCTTTGATGGATTCAGTTAAAAAAGATGTAGAAGGAACTCAAATTATTGAAAAACTAAAAGAAAACGTACCAAATATTAATTTGGATAGTTTAACGGGAGCGGTAAAAAGTTCAATTCAAGATAAACCTAAACCAAAATTTGATTCTAACTTTTAAAAATAATATTTATAATAATGAATGAAGTAGAAATAAAAAAATTGTGGGATTTATTGTCATCCAAATATGACATGGGTACATACACCTACGAAGAATTTAAAAAAAGAATGTCAACTCCTGAAGGGGTGAAAGGTTTTTACAAAAAATACGGACAGGAACTTGGGTTAAATGATACACAAGAGAAAACAGTAACAACAAATTACGTCACAAAATATCCATCAACACAAAATCCAAAAAAGGCTTTTACTTGGAAACCTTGTGATGAAAACACATATCCTTGGACATACGGTTGTAAAAACACTAAAATAGGACAAATGAATTTAAGTCTTTTTGGTGATAGATATGGTGACATTTTTGGTGATGAGTTAATGAATGCATTGGAAGCATATGGTTACTTTGGTGGGTCTAACGAAAAGAAAGGGGAAATAAGTAAAACAATATATGATAAAGTAACGGTTAGGGATGCTCAACAACAAAACGAATCTGCCAATAAAAAAGTAGTAAAAGAAACTGTAAAAAAAGTTCTAAAAGAACGTTTAAATAAGAAATAAAAGATATTTATTTATAGAGTTTAATTGGTTTGGTCGCCATTAAATGATAACTCTATAAACGAAAAGGAGGTATTCTAAATCTCGGCAAAGGGTCTTCGGACCTTTTGTTGTTTTATGGATATGTATAGAATATATGATAATAAAACCTAAAATACACGTATTTGGAGATTCCTTTTCCGTAACATTTAAACAACATAAAGAATCCAATTCATCTTGGTTTTTAGATTATTATAAAGTAATTAATGAAATACCTGAAAGTTACTGTGAATTAATTGCAAATCATTATGACTATCAATTATGTAATTATTCATTGGGGGGATGTTCAAATTATACGATATTTGATACCTTTTTAGAAAATTATGAAAACATATCAAAAAACGATTTAGTTATTTTTGGTTGGACGTCAATTAATCGTTTTAGAATTGCATCACAAAATAATACATTTGTTGACGTACTTCCATTTACATCTGTACCTAAACAGAATGATGACGTTAATTTACAATCAACACATGAAATTGCTGTAAATCGTGATTCATATAATATATGGTGGAAAGAAATATCAAATAACATCAAAGTTATTAATAAACTATTAAATGGAATTAACACATATCATTGGACTTGGTCTGAACCTCAAACTCATATCGGGGATAATATATGGTCATCTGAAGATATTGAGATGAAGAGAATAATGATTGCGGATACATGGAAAAATATAGATATTAATGTTAAAAACGCAATAACGAGAAGTTGTGATTATCTATTTGATTTAATTAATCCAATAGACCTAAATGAGATAAAATCTTTAGTAAATCAAAACAAAAAAATATTTTTGGTTAATAGAGAAATCTGTCCATTATCTATTTATGGCGAAATTAATAGAAACTTTAATCCAAAAATTTATAACACAACAAACCATAAAAAAGAATGTTTCAAATTGATGATACCATATTTCAAATATGAAACAATTAAAGATGAAACTAAAGGGAATGTAAAGGACATACATTATAGTAGAAATGGTCATAAAGAATTATCAAAGACTTTGATTGAAATTATAGGTGAAAACAAAAAACCCATCATTTAGATGGGTTTAATTTTTGGTGGAGATGACGGGAGTCGAACCCGTGTCCTAATCGCCATAACATAAATGGACTACACGTTTATTCTGTTATTCACAACAGACAAATAAATGGTTTCTATTTTTACATCGTTACCAATAACTGTGTAGAGTTCACTTAAGGTAGTACTCTGAACGATACCTTTGACACTCTGAGGTGGTATCACACCGTAAGTACTTCTGTTCCTAGGTTATATGTACATCGACCCGCATAGGAGGCTAACTTAGTTAGGCTGCTACTTTAGAAGTTGCAAGGATACCTGCAATTTCCATGTTGTTGTAAACGTTGCCGTTTGATTTTCTTCACCGTGGATTTAAGTCATAGATGAATTCTGACTACGTGCCCATTTACTATATAAACGCCAGTCAAATCCAAAGCATCCCCATAGTAAAACGAAAATAGATAAAAAAGGGTTAAAAAACAAATTTTAACCCTTAATAAACTATATTAAACTAAAATTAATTACTTAGTCTTTTTTGCTGATTTTTTCTTAACTGGTTCAGTTACTTTCTTAACAGTTTTCTTAACCTTTTTAACGGCTTCAACAACTTCTTCAACCATTGGTTCCAATTTATCAGGAACGTTATTACCGTTCTTGTCTTCAATCTTACCAGATTTCATTAATAAAAATGCAACACCAGCTGCCATAAGTAAACCTAAAATAATGTACATCATAACGTATGTTTTTATATAAATATATCAAAAATGACTAAATTGTCAAGGGTAATTGTTTTTCAAATAACGCCTCAAATAATAGTTTATTCTTTTCCCATTGTTTATTGGTTATACCCACAGATTTGTGAGTGATTCCAAATTTGGTCGTTAAACCAATCTTAACCCCTTCAAATTTGTTTTCAACACAAAACGGAATGTCATAGAAATGGAAACCTTTAAAATCTTCATTAAATTCCTTCTTTAGAAGACTTTTACGGACCATAAAGAATAAACCATCCACAATTACAACATCCTTAAGAACATCGTTAAATACCCCTTTAGAATAGTGATTAACGTGTCTTTTACCTTCGTGAATATGACCAACAACCCCAAACATATTTTCACGGTTATCCCACCATCTTCCACTCGTTAATTTATCCGTTCCGGCAATTCCAATAATTCCATATTCAGAATGTTTCTCAAATAACTTAACAATCTTTGGAGTCATGTTTGGAGTCTCTAAAATAAGGTCGTCATGCATAAAAACAACAATATCATTTTTAGATTCTTTTAATCCAATATTGTAAATCTCAGTTAAAGAATTAACCCCATCATTTTCGTAAATTAGTATTTCGGTTTTGGGATGTGAAAACATCTTTTCAACGTGTTTCAAATACTCATCGTCTATATTTCTTGTGGATATTACTACACTTACCACTTCATTATTCTTGGACATATACCGCGTTTATTTTTCCGTTTATTTCAACTAAGTCAATCACGATTGGTTTATTGGTTGGTTCATATCCGGTGGTACAAATTGCGGCGTTAACAAACAAAGTTTTACCACCATATGTAACACCATAACCTTCATGAATATGTCCAAACACATTTACCAATGGATTGATTTCACCAATTCTATTTATTAGACATTCACAACCAACGTTTGTATTTGGTTGTCTCCAATTATTAACTAAATCACCATGTCCATTTGGTGGACTATGTGTAATTAACACATCGGTATCCTCAGGAATCATATTCCATTTTTCTTGTAATTCAATTCCTAATCTCGGTAAATTAAACGCCCAATCATAAAACCAAGGTTGCCAAGGACTACCATAAAATTTAATAGGTCTTGAGAACTCAGGAGTTTCAATAGTAAAAGAACTATCTTCCAAATAAGTCACATCAGATTGTGACAAGTTCTCAGGTGACATTGAATGACCTAACCAATCGTACATACCCTTATAAGAGGGTTTATTAATTCTTTCAAAACAATAATCATGATTACCCGATATGAATATTTTTTGATCCCACCCACCTAATTTTTGAAACCATTGAATAAAATCGGTAACATCTTTTTCACCACCTTTGTTTGAGATATCTCCCGCATGGATTAACACATCACCTTTTGGTAAAGAATGTTCCATCTGATGATGAAGGCTGTGAGTATCTGATATACATACTAATCTCATAACACTAATATACTAATTTTTTTTGAATATACATAAAAAAAGTCAGAATTTCTTCTGACTTAATTTTGTATAGGCCGTATGGTTTTACATACATTCACCACCACTTTGTTTTTCTAAACAAAGAAAATAAAACATTGAGAATACATGTCTTAACGAAACTCTTTAAAAGGATTATTTGATTCCCCTTATTTCCACTAACTTTTGATTAGTAAGTTTCAGTCACGGTCAATTAGATTAACCAATCCTTTCGTAACACCCTACTCTATTAGTACTCATCACTCATCAAATCTGCCGACCTGACTCAACCTTGCGGGTTTAGAGAACTTTCTTAAAAATCATATTGGGCTTGAGACCCTTTATGGCTGTGAACCCCTCACAACTATGTAGTGACCTATCGGACATTACGCACGAACACTTTTTCTTTTAATTATTGATTTTTATACCGATAATAAAAATTTAGTTTCCGAATTATCCAGGTAGCGGTTCGTGACCAGCCAAATCACCTTTTGGGCGACTCGATACTAAACTACCCGATATGACATCCCTGCCATCATATTTTTGGTTTCCTTCAAGATTAAACCCTTGGTAGGATTTAGTCAAGGACACTAACAGCACCACCTGTTTTTTGTCATACCTTCCATCTTACGACGCTACGGTTTTAAGACCACCATTATATTGAATTACGCAATAATATAATTGGATAACTATATTTCTTACATGAATTCTATGGATTATTCTTATTGATGTTCCCATCTCAACCAAACAACTCGGATTGCTTGGTCATCCAACCCTTTCGCTACGGAGTTACCCTCACTACTTCAGGTTAAATGATATTCCACTTGTCTACTTGAGATCCATTAATGAATCCGCAATTTGTCCCAACCAAGGACTCCTCACTTTATCCCACTTTCGTGGTTTATTTTATTGACTATAGACGGCCAATATTTTTATTCAAAGAACTATTTCTTGTTTCTTTAACAAAGATAAGAAACATTTTTCAAAAAAAGAAATTATTAAGAAACTTTCTTAGATTTTTTTTCTTTCTTAATTTCATAAGAACCTCCTTGGTCGTGACCAACTTCAACATTCTCTTTTGGGGATGGAGATGCTACACCTTTCCACTCTGTTTTAGTTGTGTATTTCCATGTGTTACCCACCATTTGATAAGCTTGTTTTTCATCTACTCTAATGATGTTTCCAGTTTTAGTATTTTTTAAACACTTCATATTTTCTATTTTTAATAATATAGGAATTTTTTGTTAAAAAACAAAATAATCAATAGGAACAGTTCCTTCACTTCTGTCTTGTATCTCCGTAGCGGTCAGCACTATTGATATTTGATGGACGAAAAACATCTATTCTTCTTGCGGACTTCCATCGGAGTCCCATATCTTATAAAAATCTACTACCTTGTCTTCTTCTTGCTTCTTCAGCTTCCCTATACCAACGAATCCATGTTAATGAAATATCAACAGGAGCAAGTATCCAAGCCATAACGATAACCATGATAGTATCTAATTCTGGTGAACCACCTGTTGGGTCGTTAGAATATCTTTTGTCTAAATTTTTAAACAACTGATACAAACAATAAATAACACAAATAACATAATAACCTATAAACATAACTTATAATTTTTTATTTCCAAAATAATGATATAATAATAATGGTTAATGCCAAAATTAATTGTACAATTGTTTTAATTGTTATTGGTTGACCGAAATGTATTGGATATAAAAACGATGCAACCATAATACCCGTAACAAAGAACACAAATCTATTACTCCACATTTCACCATTAAAAGCCTTAACACCATAATGAGAAGCCATTATCCATATAAAAGCACAACCGACAGATATTAAATAAGGCCATGGAGTTTTAATCCAATTGTTCATTTTAAATTGCCAATATAGAATATACCAATGACCGATTGACCCTACAGTAAAAAGTAAAAAGGAAATTAATAAATTATATAGTTGTGGTTTCACTTTAGTAATATAATAAAAAAAAATCAAAATTCAAAATTAAATTAAACCATTTGTTTTTCTTTTTTTATAATAATCCAAACACAGTTCATAAAAGTTAGGTTGTTCAACATTATCATAATTTTTAATCTCATCATATATTAAATCACATAACAATTCATGTCCTTTTTTTGTTGGGTGTTGACATTTAGACATATAACCATATTCAGTTAATTTTTCTGGTTTAAAGTTTCTAAATCCATAATACGGTATTAAATCGTCCCTATTTTCAAGATGTAGTAACATTGAAGTTATACAATCAAAACCCATTGGTTTTATTTGTCTGTGCCAAGGTATTTTAGATACTAATTTACTAGCCAATGTTTTATCAAAATCCATATCATTATCTGTAACTAACCATCTTAAAAAATGTTCCATGTTTAATTCTGGTGTAAAACCACTAACAAATAATAATTTAGAATTATTTAATTCACACCAATTAAATAAAGTCAAAAAATCTACAATTAATTCTGAAACAACAAATTTTTCATTGTATATACTTTCTCCTGAATTGGTAGTTAACTCACTATAACCAACCTTATTTTTAATATGGTTATATATTGGCCAAAGTGTTGTTGAATGATTTGATCTACCATACTTTTCAACAATATCATTAACGACATCCAATCTATCAAATCCTGAAACCACAAATATTACAATTTTTTCTTTTGCTTTTTCTAAATTTAATGTTGGATTTAAAAATAATTCACGAATTGCAAATCTATTTCCTTTACCCGATACTCCTAAATTGACTGGTGTGTAATCTTTTAAATGTTTTTTACAAATTTGATTTACAAATGAATTTTCATATGATTCGTCTTGACCGATTTTATCATATCTAACTTTTTCAATGTCCCAACCATTTCTTTCCCAAGTTTCAATTGACTCGGAACCTGAACCCGCACAAAAACTATCTCCAATACCAATCAGTAGTTTTGAATTTTCATTAATGTTATTCTTACGTAAGTAGTTAGTCGCATTCATTGTATTCCCGACGGGATTCGAACCCGTATTACCTCCGTGAAAGGGAGGTGACCTAACCCTTAGTCGACAAGAACAAATAATCACTCAAATGGGTATTTGTTAGAATATCACAATTGTTGCACTATACTCTGGTTAATTACTCCGTCTGTATCCAACAGCTTTATGTTGGCTTATAATTGGCTACTTTATTATAACTCACATTTTTATTTGTGATTAAAAAATATCCCGTTTTTTTTCTACATTTAGCCCAAGCACCAGTAGGTCAGTGTTTTGGGTTTTGACGCGAGAAGTCTAAAAGGTTTCCCTATTAGACCGTTACCACGGGCAAACTCTACAGCGGAGAGAGTAGGATTCGAACCCACGGACCTTTGACAGTCTCCTGATTTCAAGTCAGGTGCAATAGACCAACTCTACCATCTCTCCATTATTTTATAATATATACAAAATATATTAAATTATCAAACCTTTTTGTGGACCAGATAGGGCTCGAACCTATAATCTTCACATTATGAGTGTGCTGCTTCAACCATTAAGCTACAAGTCCTATTAGTCTTTTCCTTACCTCTTAATAACCACATTGCCATCCCGGTGTTACTGCCGGGTGCTTACCGATTAAAAATCGGAGTGATTATCACATTAATGTTTGATTCCAACCCAACTTAAGTTGCACCATCCGAGTCATTGCTCTGGTTGACAAAGTCCTCGTTGAGTTAGTTTCAAAAAGTTACAGGTTTTTCGTACCATCTATGTACATCATAACAGACATAGTCTGTGGTTACTTTTCGTTTAATGGTTAATTACTCCAACTTATAGTAACTCTACCCTCACCGTTCTACATCTAGATTCAAACGGATCTTTTGGGATTTATAGACAGTGGGGTCACACCACCGTCGTCACCTGTTGAGCCAACTGAGGGATTCGAACCCCCGATGTCATTTCTGTTCCTGATTACAAATCAGGTGCACTCGACCATCTATGCGAAGTTGGCTTATTTTAAAAATATAGTTTTTCTCCATTTTCTACCCTTACCTCTACTTTTATTAAATTCTGTAAGAGAATGACAATTAGGACATATTAATTCAAGATTGTTTAATGAATGATTTTCAGGATTACCGTCAATGTGATTTAATTCAATTGGTACCTTTTTTGTCCATTTATTTATCTCATCCCAACCACATTTCATACATTTTTCTCCGTATGTTTTAATTAGGTATTTTTTACTAGTTCTATCTATTGATGCTTTGTTACCAAGTTTATCAAATTCTTCATTTTGTACTTTATTTAAAATGTCTTTTTGTGTTTTATTATTTTGACATTTATTACTACAGTATTTTCTATCGTACCTACCATTTATTTCATTACCACAATTCAGACACTTTGGTTTTGTTCTACCGTGAGTTCTCTTAGGGTATGCTTTGTTATTAAATTTTGCGGCACAACTACTACCACAAAATTTTCGTCCGTTCGGTATTTCTACTGAACATTCTTTACATTTATTTGAATTGATTACCATATGATAATAAATATCAGGTAATCGGTTCAAAATCCATATGTCAAAGAACCACTTATTTTACAAAGATAATTAATAAATTCGGATATATAAAATTATTCTTAATCTTTTACAAAAAACCCTCACTTTTTAGGGTGAGGGTTACTAATATACCAATATATCACTATTCTCCCCAATGTTTGTCTCTCAATTCGTACATATCAATTGGTTCACGTTTCATATGATTTCCTTGATTGTAATAAGCACCTTTCTTTAAGAATCCTCCTAAAAAGTTTCTTCTCATTCTATTTGAGGTATTCGCTTCAGAACCATGTACACAATGTGAGTGTAATAATACACATTGACCCTTTTTAAGAATACCTTCTACTTTACGAAAATCGTGTCCTTCGGGCATTACACATGGTTTACCGCGTTCGTTTCTCCAAAATGATGGGTTGGTTTTAGTTCTTTCCTCGTCTACCTCGATTGGTAAGGTTGGTAATCTATGTGAACCTTCGTAATTCCAAACTGAACCATTACCCGCATCGTGGTTATCTAACGCTAATGCTGTATTAATGATTTCATTGTGTTTACAACCTGTGTAAAATGCATTTTGGTGCATATCTCTTCCCAATTGACCTGGAGGTTTAAAGTAACACCAACTCTGCATCCCTACAATTTCACCTTCCATTAAGAACTCACAAGCTTCAATTAACTTAGGATGAGCATATAGTTTCGCTAATTTGTCCGACAACTTGTGTGGATATGCAAATGGATCCCACTCACCCCATTCCTTACCATCATCGGTAGTTGTTCCTTTTCTCTCTTGACGTAAACGTTCAAGTTCGTCGTTGATTTCATCACATTCTTCTTCTGTTAGAAGCTCTAATGTGGTAAACCCACGGTATCTCCAATCAAAGGTCATTTGTTGGATTTCTAATTCCGTAAGATGTTTAAAATTTCCCATAATTATTCATTTAATGATATTAATATATGGAATTATTTTAACAAAACAAAATATAACCAAAAAATTATTAATGATTCTTATCAGTCCTATAATTCAAAGTATTTATTGGTATGACAAAAATAAAAGGACTCTCTCTCCTTTTATGTACTTTGTTCTTGGCATTCTCTTCATTTGCTCAGGACACGCAAAAAGTGTACATATCTGGCGTTGAGAACAAAATCAAAATCGGACGTATGACGTCTAACCGAAACTTAGCTTTCGGAGTTAAAAACATTTTTGAAGAAATTTTACAGGATAAGGACTTCACAATCGTAGAGGTACGTAGTGAAGCTGATGTTTTATTAAACGTTGATTTATTATTTTTTGACGTTAATAAAACTAAAAGAAACGTTTCAGTATTCCATTCTAATGTTGAAGAAACATTGGTAATAATGAAAGGTATTATCACCGATAAATCAGGTAAAAAATTAAAAGAGGTGGTAGCTGAAGAGTCAAGTTCAGAAATTTCCACGTCAACGTTAATCACTGACGAAGGAAGTGGACAAATAAACCAACAGGCATTGTCTTCCGCAATCAAGAAGACATGTGTTTCACTTGTTGATAAAATATTTTTAAATAAGAAATGAAAAAACTAACATTATTAATGGGATTATTTTTATTAATGTCCCTATCATCATTTGCCCAATTAACAATTAACCAATCTATAACTCCAACTACAGGTTTAAAAGTCGGAGATACATTAACGGTTAAATATACAATTAATAGAGGGACAACAACACCTCGTTATTTTTGGTTAAGATACTCTTTTAATAATAAAGCATTGTCAATGGTACCAAATAGTACCACTTTTACACAAGGTAGTTCAACACAAACATTCTATACAGGTTGGGATAATTACAAATTTACACCGGCAGCAAATATTGTGGATACACAATTATATGCACAATATCAAGTTACACCTTGGGGATATGTGGTAAATTCTGATTGGAATGTTGGACAATTAACAATTCAAAGAGCTGACGCCTCAATTAATGGTGATATTGCCACACAAAAATTTGTATTAAAAGATCAAAACACATATAATAATATTCATAAATTAGATTTGGCATATTCAATTAATGCAACAGATGAGTATATTTCACCGATTACAAGAAGTTCAACAAACATATCTTTAACCAATGTGGTAGGTAACACATCTCAATTCAAAGTTAGAGTATTATTTCCACAAGGATATACAATTTCCGACCACAATGTTCAATTGATGAGATTAAAAACAGATGGTAGTGGTGATATTGATTGGTCACAACAACCAATCACACAAAAAGCATTGGATGCAAGTGGTGAGGCAATATTCACATCGGGTGTTAAAGTCGGTGATAGTGTTGGTGTATTTGTATCTCCCGCTTCCCAAAAGACTTGGATGAACAACGTAATCACAGTTTCAGATGCATATAAAGCATTCTTAGGACACTCTCAAACTGATATTAGTGGAACTGCAAACTTCTTTACAAGACCTGTTTTAGAAAGAAAAATAGGTAATGTAACAAAAAACGATATGACATTTAACGAATCTGACTCATATAACTTATTTGCACACGTAATCGGACAAGATGTGTCAACAAATGCATTCATTCCAACATCAACAGCAACTTCTTGGAGATGGCATAGTGGTTTATTGAATCAAAGTTGGTTAGATGGTGTTACTAAGAATAGAGTATACATTACGGCTCCATCACAAACTGTTGATGCAGTATTTGCATGGGGTGGTGATTTAAACTGGTCACACTCATCACATCCTGACACAATTGCAACTAGAATTACACAAGGTAATTTTACAAATTCAATAAACGATAGAAACTTCCAATCATTTTCAGTAAAATCAATGTCATATACTCAACCTACATTTGAAAAAGCAACATTGGGTATCAACTCTACTTTAGAAAATGGTAAAGTTATATTAACTGCAACGTTGACAAAAGAAGGATTGGCTGGTTTACAAGTTATAATGAATTATGACGAAAGTAGATTGACTTTGGATAATGTAATATTTGATGCGGGAAGTACAATTACAAACTTCTCAACTCACAAAGATGGTAGATTAACATTTGGTTCAATTGATCAATTAAAAACATCAAGAATCAAAGTAGGAACACCGTATAAATTAATTTTCACTCCTAAAGTTCAATTAACTAATACTGCAGGATTATTCTTTTTTGTATTAGCAGATGCAGTTGATGGTTTGGGTAAGAAAGTTGATTTGACAATAGAATAATTTATGAAGAAACTATTAATAGTATTATTTTTATTTATATCATTTTTAGGGTTTGGTCAGTCGGTTTCGGCACCAGACCCTAAATCATTTACTGTCAATACGACGGGACAAGATGCTAGTGGATTTGAGTTAACTGGATTTAATTCAACCGCAACTTTATTAGCATCGGTGAGTTTAGTATCACCACCAGCAGGAACAACATTCTATTTAAACACTTACACAGGTCTAACCGCAGCAAGTGGTTTCAATATGATTGGTAATAAAACTAAATTGGTGTTTACCGGAACAATGGCAAATATCAATACGGCATTGGCATCATTAAAAATTAACACAGGTTCTATTTCGGGTGATATTGTCATATCAGTCGCAGCAACTATAAATCCAACTGGTTTCTTTTACAATGGAACAAACGGACACTTTTATAGACCAATATCAACAGGAACAAGCTATACGGGTGCAAGAGCAGCGGCATTAAATACTACATTTAAAGGACAGACTGGATATTTAGTAACAATAACTTCGGCAGATGAAGATGCGTTTGTATTTAATAATGTACCACAAACAAACATTTGGTTTGCACTAACGGATGAAGAAACAGAAGGCCAATGGAAAATTGATGCTGGTCCTGAAAAGGGAACTTTAATCAAAACATCAAACGGACAAACTGCGGGTAATATACAAGGACAGTACAATAACTGGGCACCTGGTGAACCAAACAATAGTGGTAACGAAGATTATGCGGTAACAAAATGGAACGGTTCTCAATGGAATGATTTACCGAATGGATTTAGTTGCCCTTATGTAATTGAATATGGAACTTGGACCAATCCTGATGATGCAACATTTACCGAATTTTATACTAACAGTGTAGTTCATTCAAACGGAGAAACAATAAAAGCATTATTCAATTTTACATTTGGTGGAGCAACTGATAAAAGTAAATTTTCAGCAAGATTATTTAATAGAAGCGATGCGACATCAACATGGGTAGCCGGTGGTTCTTATAAATCATTAAGTGGATTGGGTAAAGTATATCTTTCAAATCAAATAGATACTGCAAAGATATTTTCAACCGCAATTCAATTAACGCCGGGTACAAATGATATGACACAATTTAGTTCTGCTGATATTGGTAAGGTCTATAAACTAACAACAATTGGAGCAAGTGGTGGTGGATGGGGAACGGACATTTATACAAGTGACTCTTATATACCCGCTATGGCAGTTCACGCAGGAGTTTTAACAATCGGACAAACAAAAGAAATTTATATTAAAATAGTTGAGGGAAAAAGTAGTTATTTAGGTTCAACCCGTAATGGAATCACAACGTCAGAATGGGGTGGATGGGGATTGAGTTATCAATTTGTATCTCAACCATCTTCATACAAGGCAATATCATCACCTGGCCAAGTTGAATGGTGTGTGATATATGACTACGATGCATCAAATCAAAGATATAGAGTTGGGATTGATAAGAGAGAATTTGATGGAACCAACGTATCACCAAATAATGTATCATCACTAAAATTATTTGATTTGTGGGATGGAAATGTAACATTTGATAGTGAAGACATATATTGGGCAAATTATTGGATTAATACACCAACCCAATTTAATTTTACGGGTTCATCATTTTCATCATTTATAAGACAAGGCAATGGATTTTACGGAGTAAGTAGTGAGTTTACCTTTTCACAATTAGGTACATACAAACAACACAAAATGGAATTAAATGAATATGATAATGTACAATTAAAAACATTATATAATAACATTGTAACAGTATCGGATGTTTATTTGGCATTTAAGGAATTATCTAATAAGGGTTTATTTGGTAATCAAAGTGGTAATGAATTTGGATATGGTATTCAATATATAAATGCAGATGTGGATGATAATGGTGTATTCAATGAAGTGGATACATATAAATTATTACAAAATTTAACGGGTGTAAATGATTTAGTTAGCAGTTATACTTTGGATAATACTATAAAAGTAATTCCAGACTCAATCTATAATTTAATTGGTAAATCAACATGGAGTTCATTTACATCATACAAAGGTAAATCATATTCATTTAGTTTATTGGATAATGTGTTGAATTACAATTACAATTTATCTGTGAGTTGGAAAGGTGATGTGAATTTATCACATTCAGCAACACCACCTTCAAATAACATAACAACAATGTCGGTTAGAACATCGATGAGTACCCCAATATCAAATGAAATAAACTCATCAATTATGTCTGAAATCGTGGGAGATAGTGTTTATGTATATATTACAATAGACCCATTACAACAAGAATTGGTGGGGACACAGTTTAAGTTAAATTACGATAATGATTTATTAAAGTTTAATAATGTAATATATAAAACAAAAGGATTACCAACTAACTATGCGACGGACAAAGGGAATTATATTAATTTAGGTTCTCTAATAACGGATGGTGGAATTTTAGATAATACAACTGAATATAAATTATCATTTACAACAAAAACAAAGTTGGAAAATATATTCGGTTTAATTTCAGTTGGACTTATGGATGCGGTTAATAAAGGTGGAAAAACATTAAAAGTAATAATGAAATAAAAATTAAAAATTATGGAATTTAATTTTGGATATGATGAAATGAAGAATTTTATCATTAAAAGTGGAAAATATAAAATCGTAAATGTTAAGTGTTGGTATTTCGCTCCTCGTAACTGGTCTAATAATTTTCAACTTGTGCAAGAAGAAGATTATATGGAAGTGGCTTATCTAATAGATGATATTGAAACTGAAAAATGGTTACTTGATAACACACTAACATCTGAAAAACGAAAAGATTATCTTACTTCGTATAGTATTAATGGTGTTTTTTATAAAGAGATGAGAAATAAACTATTAAACCTGTAAAGTAAGTGAAAAAAATATTATTAATCATATCGTTGGTTTTAATTGGATTTGTATCAAACGCACAAATACAAAAACCTGATACATTACAACTATCACCAAAAGAATTATTTGGAGAAAGTGATGATTGGAACGATGTGGGTATATTACAATCCTATGTTAATTTTTCAAAGGATGTTCTTTCATCATCAAACCTTTCAATAGGTGTAATTGGTAGACAAGTATCTACTACTCTTAATTTAGGGTATCATAAATCATCTATGAATGGTCAATGGGGACATTCATTTGCAGCATCAATAAATCCTATATGGAACTATTATGGTGTGGGATATGGACTTAGTAGAAATACAGAAAAAAGAACAACAACAATACAAACATTTTATTCTACGGACTTTGATTTCCAAAAAGATATTAACCTATCTTTTATAGATGTGTTTAGAACAAAAAAGTATGGAACATTCGGTTATAGTTTAACAGCATCAAAATCATTTTGGGGAACTTATCAAGGTGAATGGGAAGGAAAATATACGGTTGATGAAAATGGTGATTTTAAAGATTTAATATATCCAATGATACCGGCATCAAGTGAAATAAGTTATAGAGGTATGATGATGTACACTTATACATTGAAAACAAAGAGAGTAAACATCTCACCACAGATATTCGCAATGAGTGATATCTACAAAGTATTTAAAGATGATACTGAATCGGATTTAGCATATTTAAAGGATTTCAATTTGGACTTATATTATGGTACATCTATTGATTGGAAAATAACTAAAAGATTTGTGTTGAATACAAATATTAGATATAACACAACTTGGGATAAATTATCAGAATCAGTTGGTTATAAAAAAAGTAACCCAATAATGTTTATGATAGGAACAAACTTTCAATTTTAATGAGTAAAAATGATTTAATATTATTCGTAGTAATTTATTTATTAACCACATTTACAATATTATTTAGTGGTTGTAGAAAAACACAGACTATTCCAACACCACCACCGATAAATAAAGAATTTTTTAATTCACCCGAAAACAACGTTAAAAATGGGGATATTATTAATTTTAATTTAACCACAGTTGGTGTTTATACTTTGACAATGATTGATACGGTTCAAAATCAAGTTGTCACCAAGGAAAGATTCACGGGTAAAATCGGAGTAAACTCACTTAAAATATTTACAAAAACCTTACCGACAAAATACCTAAGTGTCGTTTTAAAGGATCAAAATAATCAACAGATAGGTAAAACAAGAATAATTATAAATTAAAAAATAACAAAAAATGAAAAAAGTATCTCTCGTACTCTTTGGTTTAATTCTCCTTGTAGGATGTAGAAAAACAGATTTTCCAACGCCTCCCCAATCAATTAGTGATGATTTAAAAATTGCTAGTTTATCAGGATTAAAATTACAAACTGCATTTGTAACAAGTGAAGTTTCAATGAACATAAAAAGTGAAACATCTCAGACTGTTACTATCAGAATCTTTGATATTGCAAATAGAGTAGTGTCTAAATCAACAAGCGATGTAAAGTCAGGTGATAATATATTAAAGGTGTACACTTCATCATTACCATCTTCAGGATATAGAATTGCCGTATATGGTGCTGCCGGTAATATGATAGGAATCACTGATTTTAACAAATTATAAGATAATTATAGTATATAAAAAACAAAAATTATGGCAGACAGAAACGGAGACGGAGTTGTTTATCATCGCTCAGATTGTGGTGATAATTATGTAAGATGGTATGGATTTGGTGGAGATGGTCCTTGTTCATCATGTGACACATGGGGACTTACCAATAAAGCAATAAGATATATTCACGACCATCCTGAAATAAATCATAGACTTGAAGATGTGGTGGGTAGAGAGTGGGATGAAGAAGTTATGCCAGTATTGACAGAGGTTTATGAAGAAGTAAAAGAAGGTGTAATAGACGCATACAATTGGGTGGACGCAAATGCTTGTAATATAGCAGTAACTGCTGCAATCTCAGCGGGAGTTGTTTATGCATTTACACCAGAACCCGCAAACCCAACTGCGGTGGCAACATCAACTACTCTATCGGTAATGGCATCAACTATTACTAGCATGGCGGTTAAAGTTGCGGTAGTGGGGGAAATGAGTGAAATTATAACAAATGGATTTTTACTAATACCATTTGTTAGTGATAGTGTAGATCATACATTATTAAAAAATATAATTTCAAATTGTTTAGCTAAAAGTTTAGATTCGGCAGAGTTATGGGCAACACCGGCTGGTGTTGGTATCGCAATTGGGGCAGCAATTGCACCTGTTATTGCAGATTTAATATGTAAAAAAACTTGTCCTGAAGGATTTACTAAAGCGTTTGGTTCATAATATTAAACACTTGAGTATTAGGATGATAATTAAATAAAATAAAAAATTAAAAAAAATACAATGGCAGAAGAACAAGAAAAATCAGAAAGTACAGGTGGTTCAATTAAGAACATCATAATCGGTTTAGTAAGTACCATCACATTAGGTGTAGGTGGTTGGTTTACAACAAAATTAACAGGTGGTGACGAAAAAGAGGCTCCCGTTCAACAAGCAGCACCTGTAATCAACATTACAAACTCAAACCAACAACAACAAGCTGCGGGTGGTAAGACAGTTATTATTAAAGAAAAAGAAACTGTTAAAGAACAACCAAAACCTAAGAAGAAAGAAGGTGATGAGTTTAAAGAAGAAGCACCAAAATGGTAATTAATTTATAAAAAAAAAGAGAATGGCAGAACAACCAAGTGGATTTAAGGAATTATTAAGTAATATGATGAAACGTAGATGGTTCATTACTGCCATCGTATTAGGTGGATTCATGATAATCATTATGGGTATATTTGGGGCAATCCTAAATAAATCCGCAATTGAAGGTGAATGGAAAGAACTTCTATTATTGTTATTGGGTGCATTTATTGGTAGTTATGGTAAAATTATTGACTATTGGTTTAGTGACACCGATAAGGATAAAATGTTAGTTCAAAAAATGGACGAAGAAGACGGTGTTTCATTAAGTAACACTAATGATGGACCAAATACACCAATAGTACCAATGTCAACCGCACCATTAGTTTTATCTGAATCATCTGTAGAGGAAGTTATACAAGTTGAAACACCAAAAGTAGAAAAGAAAGGTGTTGAAATTGATGAGGATGGTGATGGTGTTATGGATGGTTTAGATTTTGACGGAGATGGTAAAATTGACGAATATTTCGCACATAGACAATGTGAACACGTTTGGGGTGACTCAGACGGTGATGGTGATTTAGAGTGTCTAAAGTGTGGTAAAATTAAGGACCCAGACCCCGATGACCATATGGAAGGGTAATAAACATAAAGACAAAAAATAAATAAACATGGGATTTTGGAAAGAATTATTTAAAGACAACAATGACATCAACGAAAAATCAGTAGTTGGTTTCTTGTCATTCACTATGATGGTAATTGCTTTATTCGTAGACCTTATTACAGGTTGGATGGGTAAAGAGTTATTAATCAATGAATATATTTTTAACGGATTTTTGGTAATTACTTTGGGATCATTTGGTATCGCTTCGGTTGATAAATACATCAATAGAAAGGCGGAACACGATAAGAACAAATTAGATGCTGAATCTGAAGAAGGTTAGTAAATTGGGAGTTTAAAAACTCCCTTTTTTTATTTATATTTATAAAAAAAGAATATATGAAAAATATAAAAGAAAAAATTGTACATGGTTTACTGTATTCAGTAATTGGGTGGACTATTTTTGGGTTATCGTTCCAAATCTTCATGTTGGTTACAACTTTTGTAAATCCTAAATTAAACACAAAAATAGGAAACTACTTAACATGGAAATTTGACGGAACATTTAAAAATAATCCAGATAACATTTGGTATTCAAAAAAATAAAATTAAAATAATATATGAAAAAATTATTAATATTATTAGTTGTTTGTTTCGTAAGTCTTGTTGCAAATAGTCAAACAATAGGTAAAACTAAGACAGAGGACTTTAAGGCGGACTTTGAAAAGAAAAGAGACATAAGTGCTTACTTAGATTATGACGGACCTCAAATACCCGTTCAAATCCTTAAATGTGGTATTTCTGACGAAGTTTATGAAATGTATCCAGAACTAAAGGAAAAACGTGTGGGTTTGGGTGTTGCTAATATTTCTATGGAATACCTTGAAAACCTAAACAGGTTCAAATTTACTGAAAGTCAAACCGAGATAAAAAATAGGATGGTTCTCCAATTTAAAGCATCACAAGCAGGTATATCCGAGAATAAATTGGATGGACGCGGTAAAATCAATTTGGCAAAGTATTTTGTTACCATAGAGTGTTATGATTATTCAATATCGGAGGATGAAACCGTAAACCTTAAAAACGGTGTACAAGATAATATGGTAACTCGTATAGGTTTACAAGTTCGTTTTACCGATGCCGAGACAGGATTAGTATTTGCAGGTTCTGGTTTAGGTGAAGCTAAAACAACAAGAGAATTAACTCTATTATCCGACGCAACAATAGACCCAATAAAATTTAATCAATCAACTATCAGTATTTCAACCAAAAAAGCATTAGATATTGCGGTTGCTAATATTCTTGATAGAATGATTAAAAAAGGTATATTCACAAAATAATGAAATACGAAGTTGTAGATGTTCCACAACCTGAAAATTGTGAAAGATGTGCCCCATGTTTAAGAATAAGACTTATGGAAATGGGGTTTATTACAGGTGAAAGAATTGAATTTGGCGAAAAAAGATTAGGGTTATATACGGTTAATATATTAACCGAAAATGATAATGTTTCCTCTGTGGTAGCTTTAAGACAAGAGGAATTAGATAGAATATGTTTGAAAGGGGTTGAATAACCCCTTTTTTAGTATTTATAGTTATGAAAAAGTTTTACAGAATATATGATGATAAGGTTTTCTTTGGAGTTTGTAGTGGATTAAGTCAGATAACAAACGTTGACCCATTAGTTTGGAGATTATTGTTTTTTTTCTTAATTTTCTCACCATTCCCAATAATAACAGGTTATTTATTAACTACAATTTTAACTAAAAGCATATGAAAAAATTTTTGTTAATTACGGGTTTAATTTTGATTTTAATATTATTTTGTTCAATAATGTTAAATGCTCAGGTAAGTTCTTGGAGAAATAATTCACAACAAAGAACAACAACACCAAGAATCCAACCATCAACTTCACAAAGAAATGAGGTTAGTAGATGGAGAACTCAAACAGAACCAATTAGACCAGGACAACGAGTACCTAATCAACCATTAGTAAGAAGGTGGAGAGGTAATTTACTAAACCCATATGGATTAATGTGGGGTAATTGGGGTTGGTATCAACCTTTTCCTTATATATGGTATGATGATTTTGGATGGAGACATAGAAGTGTAGTTCGTGTTTATGAAAATGGAAAAAGAGATACTGTTAAAAAGGAGACATATTATACTTTGGGTATTGGACATACAAATAACAATCAAGCTTCTTTTTGGGGTGCCGTAGGTGGTAATAAAGGATATTTTATTGTTGATTACGTTATGACCTATGAAATTGATCGCAACCAATATTATCCAAACGGTAAAATTAATGAAGTAGATTTTACATTAAGTAAAAATGATTTTCTAAAAGAAGGTACACTATATCTCGGTGGAGGTAAAAGATTTGGTAAATTAGGGGTTCATGGAATGGTTGGATTTGGAAATGAAATTATTAGATACCAAGGTAGAGATGATTTAGGTGGTATTTCCTTTCCTAAATCAAATACAAATTTCACAACAGTTAAATTTGGTATTATAAGAGATTTCAAATTCTTCACATTAAAATTAGATAGAGACCCAATTAGGAATTATAATCAAATATCAATAGGATTAAATAACAAATAATGGAAATAAATTTTGATTATAAAATATGTGAATTAAAAAATTATTTGACCGAAGAAGAAATGATTTCTTTGGATGAAAAAATTATGAGTTTTGACGTTGATTTAAGTGAAATTAAAACTACTTTAGGATTTCTTTGTTGGTCTGAAAATGTTCAAAGTAAAGTTAAAGAAATAGATTATATAAGATATAATGAAATTATTAGTAAACAATATATAACGTTTAATGATTTTCAATTTCTATCTGAATTAAATAAAGAATATGATTTTAATGACGACGATTATTTTAATTTTTTTCTAACTTATTCAAATGAGTCATTTAGAAAAGTTGGAATTTATGATTATATAAAAAAGGCACATAATAATATTATATTTGATTTATTTGGTAAACGAATTAAATCAGAATATCAAGAAAGTATGATAGGTCACATTAATATCTACCCGAAAAATTCATTTATTAAAAAACATCAAGATAATGATCCTGATGGACAAAGATTATTCACTATTTTATTTTTCTTAAACGGAGATAGAACAGAGGAACAAGGGTCATTGTTAAGATTATTTAAACAAGATGATATTGTTAATGTTATTCCAAATTATAAAAATTGTATTATTATAGAACATCAGAAACATAATTTAACACATGATGTTACTTTGAATTTAGTGGATGATGTAAGGTATTCAATATACTGTCCATTTACTATAAAAGATTATCAAGAAAAACTACAACATAACTAATGAAAAAATTAATTTTATTTGTTATTATTATTTTTACTAGTTTATCTGTTAAATCTCAAACATTTACACAAACATTTATTGATAAATGTACAGGTGAAGTTAAAGTTGCAACAACAACTTATATTAGTGGTAATGCATTTGTGTCTTTTTATAATCAAAGTAAAACATTTACACCTTTAGAAGTTCAAACAGGACAATTACAATTATGGTTACAAACAACTTATGCAACATACAACTCAATGGCCTGTCCAACAAATCAGGTAGTTCAACAAACAATACAAAATACGGTTACACAAGCGGCGGCGACCGCGGCGAGTAACGCCGCATCAACAGCCGCAAGTAATGCTGCATCATCCGCCGCAAGTAGTGCTGCAAGTTCGTCTGCATCAACCGCCGCTAGTTCATCAGCATCAACCGCCGCAAGTTCATCAGCATCAAGTAGTTCTGCTGCAACATCAAGTTCAAGTACAACATCATCTAGTAGTTCATCATCTAGTAGTTCATCATCATCTAGTAGTTCATCATCTAGTAGTTCATCATCATCTTCTGAATCAAAGACTGAAAGTAGTTCATCATCATCGTCGGAATCAAAATCTGAAACAAAGAGTGAATCTAAATCTGAAAGTAAATCGGAAGAAAAAAAATCAGAAAGTAAGAGTGAGGAAAAAAAAGAAGAGAAAAAATCTGAAGAAAAGAAAGAAGAGAAGAAAGAGGAAAAGAAAGAGGAGAAGAAGGACAAAAAAGAAGACAAGAAAGAAAAAAAGAAAAGTGGTGTATTAAATCCTATGTTAATTGCCTCAGATTATACTGTAGCTCAAAACGCAGATAAAAGTTTTGGTTCAATGTTAGGGTTAGGTTGGAGTAAGTCATCATTAATGGGTGACGAATCATTTTCTGCAAATGCTATTATATGGAGTAACCTAAAACAATTTGCATTAGGTGGTGGTTATACCAAAATGGACTTTAGTGGTGGTAAATTAAATGCTATTCATTCTTATGGTGTTACAACCGCATATTTGAATGGTAATTATATGGGTTTACTCGGATATACCTACATAAAACCACATCCTAAATTTGGAACTTATGGATATAATATTGGTGTTGTAAATTTATTTATTAAGGATGAAAAAGGTAAATTTAATTATAGTGTTGTAAGTTCCGCAGTTGCTTTTTGGACTAAACCATATGCTTATTCAAAGAAACTTTCTATATCACCTCAATTATTTGTTATGTCTTCACCATTATCTTATAACACAGTTACGGGAGTAAGTATGGTTAATAGACATGCAGGATATTTGGTTGGAGGTTCTTTTGATTATAAATTAAGTAAAAGATTTGGATTTAGTTTTAACTATAGAATGAATGGGTCCACACAACCATATAGCCCTATTTTACATAACTTCTTGATTGGTAGTAGAATGACCTTATAAAAAAATCCCCGAAGTAAAAACTACGGGGATATGACAAAAAATAAAATGTACCTCTCTCCTGATACATTATAAATTTAAATAAGTTTTTTTATAAAGTCAATTCTTTTTTTAATTTTAAAATTTCAGCACACACCTCATAATCTTCATTTTCCTCAAAATAAGGTAATATATCCCTACTCAAAACTACCGATTCTTGACGTGAAAAACTAAACTCAGTGTCCCATTCCATACCATCAATTTTAGCCCACAGATGTAAAATTAATGTTTCTTCTTTTGAAGTTTTAAACTCACCAAAAAGTTCAATAATTGACTTATAGATGATTTCTTTATTTTTTTCATAGAAGTCACTAAATTCTTTGTATTTACCTTTGATTATCAGTTCTTTGTGAGGTTTAGTTTTAAGATTTTTCATCAAAATTTAGTTAAGGTTAGTTTAGGGTTATAAAGATAATACAATTTTTTAAATTAAAAAATTATTCTTTATTCTTATCCCATTTCTTTTTCCTTTCTTCAGGTGTAAGTTGAGCTTTTTCATCTATTGTGTGTTCAATTTTAACTCTAACACATGTCTGAGGTAATGATTGATTCATTAAATAATTGTTAATATAACCCATCATATTTGCACTACCGATTGGGTTTGCTGAATGTACGTATATTTGAGGTAAAGGTATTTTTTCATTCATACTTTCACTAACCAAATACCTACAACAGTCCATGCCAGTTTTTTCAGGAATTCTACTGTAATCTAATTCAAAATTTTTCTTGGTGTTGGTGTAATATTCCGTCATTGCTCCTTCACCTAAATCGTGATCTAAAGATATGACTTCAAATGAACCTAAACCATGTAATTTTATTTTAGCAACAAATTCATCATAATTTCTCACTAAAATCCAATCTTCACCGAGCGGAATTCTAACATCATCCAAATAAAGTCTTAACCTATCGTTTTTTTTCATTTATAAATTTAATTAATATTTCTGCAATTTTTTTATGACCATCAACTGAAGGGTGCATGTCTTTATAAGTATATCTATAATTACCATTAAAACCCTTCGCAACATCACCAACCATCAACTTATTTTTAGTTAAAAAATTAAACATTGATTTTTCTTCATCAAACAAAACAATATCATTTTTTAATTCATCATCTATTTTTTTATTCATCAATGTATCTTCACCATTAAAAACCCAAGGAGTAATGATAAATTGTATTTCAGGGTAAAGGTTTTTTAAGTCGTAATATTTTTTTATTGTCTCATCCCAATATGTATCAACATCTAATTTTTCTAACCATTGTAGTGCGGTAAATGTTGCACCATAATCACTATTTGGATTATTAATAAAATCAATAACTTCGTTAATTGTGTTAGGTAAATTATTTGGGTTATCCATTCCATGTAAATTCTCGTCCCACCATCTAATAAATCCAATATCTAAAAAAACATATTTTACTTGATTAAGTAATTCCGAAAATTTTTTTATATTCCTATTAATTAACCATATTGTATCAATTGAATTTCCACCTATTTGTTTGTCGTGATGGTCATGTACGTTATATTCAATTAAACCTAATTCATCAGATACGATTTTTGAATATCTATAATTTTTCCAGTATTCTTCATCTTCTTTCTCTCTTTCTAATGGTAACATAAGTCCGTTTTCACTCAACCATTGATGATCATTATATTTCGGTCTTAGTTCCAATTCCAAACCAAGTCCTAAAGTCACCGAACCGCCGGAAAATAGTGCAATATTTCTCATTCGTCTTTCTTAAATGGTTTTTCGTATTTAGGTTTCATTATCTTCCAAATCATATGTTCATATGGTTTTCCATCCCACATTGCAAATAATATTGATTTATAGTGTGATTCGGTATTACATTTTTCTAAATGTAATGCAAAGTCTTTTTTTGTTGGTTCGGGATATACATCTCCATATTTTCCATATCTAAAATAATCATGTATCTTACCACAATGTTCCCTAATTCTATATTTGGCATATTCAAAAGAACTTACTTGTTGTTTAACCCACTTGTAAAATTCGTCAGGAACTCTATCTAAAAATTCATCTAAAGGTTTTCCTTCTTTCATTAATTCCCAAATATCTTTGGATGAAAAATTTGTTAATATTTTATGTAATCTTTTATATTCTTCTCCTTTAATTTTCATACGAAAACCACTCTTAAATTTAATTACATATCCTTCTCTATCCTTTTGTATTTCTTCTTTTAATAAATCATAAGTCTCCCCCCATGTTTTATATAACATAACAACACGAAATCCAATATTGGAAATCATATTTTTAAAACGAATATCTTCGTTGTTGTTATGAATATTAACTTCGTTTCCTGTCTTTGTTTCAATCATACCTAATAAGACAATATCTTCATAATCATAATCACATACAATTCTATTTTCTTTGTAAATTATTTCAAACAAGTATGTGTAATTAGTATGTAATCTTTTGAAATTATATTTCTCTAATAGTTCTTTTCCTTTAATTGCTTGTGGTGAGGTAAATGATCCACGAGTTGCCATTACCCATTCATTTTCATAATTAAAAAGAATACCTAAAGAACCGTCCATTTTTTCATACACTTCGTAATGTTCATTTGGAATATCTTCTGGTTTATGTTCTTCGTAATTAAAAAATTTCTTAAATGGTCTTGCAACAATATCACCTTTTGAATTTGTAACTAATCCACGACATTGTATGGTAATATCATCCCACAATCTTTCATATTGAACTTTTGGTGAGTAATTCCAAATAGTTAAATCAAGAGTTGGGTGGGTTTGTTTATGTAACAAACCATTTTCGTAATATTTTTCTAATGTGGTTAACACAGTTTTTGAGTGGTGTTTTTTGAGGTGGGTATTGTGATTTAAAATAAGATTCAATAAATTGACTCACTTATAATTTGATTTGAAACCTATCCTTCATTTGTTGAAGTTTATCTTCGGGTACTCCGTGGACATTTTCATTCCCGTGTCTATTTTCAACAATTACTGTATGAACTCTGTAATTGTATCTTTCAGCCATTTTAAAATATTCATCCATTTCCCATTCTTGAGTAAAAGTGTTTGCAACAACAATTCTAGCCTTTTGTTGTCTCATTCTTTCAGAACACCTAAACTGACAGTAGTTATGTGCCTCTTTTAATTTAGTCACATCAAAATTGTAATCACCTTCTTTATCTTCAAAAAAATCATCAGCAGATAAAACTTCAGGTTCGTCCGTACTTCTAAGTTGTAAGATAATTTTTGCTAATGTTGATTTACCTGAACCAGGTAAACCTCGTAATAATATTAATTCGCCTTGTGTTTCGTTTACATTATCCATAGGAGAGATTTAAAGTTAAAAAATAGGGGTTAGAGATTTTCCAACCCCAAATTTCTTATTTAATTTCTTCAACAGCAGAATGTGAATCACTCTTACCATTTTCATCTACCACACCCCCACCTGCACCACCTTGTACGGGTACTGATGTTGAGTCTGATACTGGTACTACTGTTGTATCAACTGTAGATACCGTTGAGTCAGTTGTTTCTGTTGCGGTTGACCCTGAACCACATGCTGTCAATGCTAACATAGCACCAAAAGCTAAAATAAATGTATATTTTTTCATATAAAGTAAATATATGAAAAATAAGTCAGAAAACAAAATTCTAATAAAAAACCCCAACGAGTTGTCGGGGTTTAAGGTCTTTCGGTAGGTTCAACCCTACTTACTTATGAAAAAAACGAAAAGGAAATCGGCAAAGATAACCTATAAGAATATAAATATATATAATTTTTAAAAAAAATAAAGTATTTACAAAAATTTTAATAAATCTTCAGCCAACTCAGCATGTGCATGTTCCCCATAATGGAAATCATCAACATTATTATTTGTTTCTTCCTTTATCATTTTATATTTCTTAAAAGGAATAAGTAAATTATAAAAGTTATTTTCAAAATTGTCTTTAAAAATTGGTTCAACCCATGTCCAATGTAGAATTTTACATTTTGGATTTGATTGTTTTATAATTTTTATAAAATCACAAAGTTCATCATAATATATTGAATTGTTAGAACGATTTACCGTGATATCCCATAAAGATTTACTAGGTATATCAATCAAATCTTTCATATGTTCAACAACAGCAATAATTACATCATAGAAATCATTACGTTTAGATGCAATTCTAAATCTTATTATTTGAGTCCAACCAAAAATTACCACGTCATCTTCATTAATTTCACGCATACACTTTACATAGGTATGAAAAATATCATAGTTTGATGATCCACCATGTGACATATCCATTATCTCCATATCTAACTTTTCCGAGATAATATCTGAATGTATTTTTGGGAGATATCCTTTATATGGGATATATGGATGAACATCTGCAACTTTTTTAAATGGAACCGAAAAAGAGTCACCAAAAATCCATAATTTTTTTTTCATTATTCAATGACTTTTTTAGCTGATTTATTTATTGATAAGACATCATTCTTATATTTTATTGTAACAGACTCATCTTCAATTATGTTACCCTTTAAAATCTCCTCACTTAAAAAATCTTCACATAAATTTTGTATGATTCTTTTTAAAGGACGAGCACCGTATTCTTCTTGTTTGTTCAATTCGTAAATTCTATTGATTACAGTTTTATCAAAGGTGATTTTATATCCTTTATCTTTCAATCTATTATTTAATCTAACCATTTCAAGATTAATTATTTTTTTCAACGTTTCTTCGTTTAATGAATTGAATAAAATAACATCATCAATACGATTTAAAAACTCAGGATTAAATTGTTGTTTTAAGGCCTTTTGTATCATAGTTTTCCTAACCTCAACTTTTTGATTTTCACTTGATGTCGTTGAGAATCCAACTCCACCTCCCAATTCAGAAACTCTTTTAGCTCCCACATTAGAAGTCATTATAACAATCGTGTTAGTGAAATTAATTTTTCTACCGAAGGAATCGGTCAAATGTCCTTCATCTAAAATTTGTAAAAGAATATTAAAGACATCTCTATGAGCCTTTTCAATTTCATCAAACAAGATTACAGAAAATGGATTGTTCTTAACTTTTTCAGTTAACTGACCACCTTCATCATAACCAACATATCCTGGTGGTGAACCAATCAATTTTGATACATTATGTTTTTCCATATACTCACTCATGTCAACACGGATGATTTTATTTGGGTCTCCGAATAAAATTTCAGCAATTGATTTGGCTAAAAATGTTTTACCCACACCAGTTGAACCAATGAAGATAAATGAACCGATTGGTTTATTTGCTTCCTTGATACCAACACGATTTCTTCTAATTGATTTTGATATTGTTGCAATCGCCTCATCTTGTCCAATAACTTTAGATGAAAGTGTTTCCTCAATGTTTAAAAGTTTTTGAGTTTCTTTCGTATCTAATTTTGTAATAGGTACTCCGGTCATTTCAGAAACAATTTCATATACGTCATCAATTGTGATTGGTATTTTATTGTTTTTTTGTTTGTTAGACCACTTAATCTTTTCTTCTTCTAATTTAGTTACAATTTTTTTCTCTTCATCTCTTAGTTTGGCCGCTTGTTCATAATTTTGACTTTTTACTACTTGTACTTTCTTATCTCTTACAGAATCAATTTCCTTTTTTAATTTCTCAATAATTTCAGGAACTTTAGATGAAACTCTTTTTTCAGAACCTAATTCGTCTAATACATCAATTGCCTTATCAGGAAATTGTCTGTCCGTAATATAACGATGTGAAAGTTTTACAATTGTTTCCAAAACGCCTTCTTCATATTCTACTTTATGAAATCCTTGATAAGAATCACGTAAGTTTTTTAGAATCTCAATTGTTTCGTCAATAGTCGGTTCTTTTAAAATAACTTTTTGAAAACGTCTAACCAATGCGGAATCCTTTTCAATATGTTTTTTAAATTCATCAAATGTTGTTGCACCAATACATTGCATTTCACCACGAGCCAAAGCTGGTTTAAGAATGTTAGCTGCATCCATCGCACCACTCGCATTACCTGCCCCAACCATTGTATGTAATTCATCAATAAAGACAATTACATTCGGGGATTCTTGTAATTCATTAATAATTGCTTTTATCCTCTCTTCAAATTGACCACGATATTTTGTACCGGCAACTAAGGAAGTTAAATCAAGAGCAACCAATCTTTTGTCCAATAAATTTGGTGGACAATCTCCTTTGTAAATCATTAATGCGAGTTTTTCAACAAGTGCGGATTTGCCGACACCCGATTCTCCAACGATAACCGCATTGTTTTTCTTTTTACGAGAAAGAATTTGTGCAATTCTTTTTACTTCATTATCCCTACCAACTACAGGGTCAATTTTACCCTCTTCCGCCATCTTAATTAAATCACGAGAAAAGTTATCTAAGATAGGGGTTGTAGAACCTTTACGTCCTTTTTTAGGATTTGTGGTTGGTCCATCTTCAAAAAAATCTACTGACATATGCTATAAGTTTAGTTTACTATACAAACATAACACAAATAATACTAAAAAACAAATCTATGTCAAAGTGTCAAAATACTTTTAATTAATAGGACATTTTGTCTAAAAAATATGTTTGGTAAAAATTTTGATTATAAGAAATAAAAAATTATATATTATGATTACATTATTTAAAGACCCGTTTTACAGAGGATTTGATACTAAGGGATTTTTATCAACTCCTGAAACTAACATTGAAAAAACTGAAACAGAGTACTTAATTTCATTGAGTGTTCCTGGCCTAACAAAAGATGATTTGAAAATTATGACTAAAGAAGGTGTTTTGAAAATCACCTACGAAAAGTCTGATTCGGACAATCGTAATCATTTTGTTGGTAGTTTCATAAAGAGCTATTCAATACCTGACGATGTAAAAGAAAAAGATATTTTGGGTAAAGTTGAAAATGGTATCCTAACACTCACATTACCAATTGATAAGAAAAAGAGTTTGGAAAGACTTATTTCACTGAACTAAAAAAAGTCTATTAAAATTTTTTTTTACGAATTATTTTGTGTAAATTACAATATAAAATTTATACACCATGTCAGTAAAAAATGAAAAAATCTCTGGTAAAATGATTTACACATCAATTAAATCAACCAGTCTTAAGTCTGCGTCTTATGATACGCTAAATGAAAATTTAAGAGTTTTGTTTAACAGCGGAACGGCTTATGAGTACAAACAAGTTCCATCAACAACTTTCACTAAGTTTAGATTAGCGAAATCACAAGGAAAGTTCTTCAATGAAAATATTTCAAAGAACTTCACCTATAAAAAGGTAAAAAGTATTTAAGTAGTTAAACCCCTCTAAATGAGGGGTTTATTTTTTGATATTTATTAACTATAATTTATAAAACATACATTATGGGTATAATATCAGAAAAAATTGAAGGTAAGATTATAGAGATTACCATTCAATCATCAAATCTTAAAAATGCTTCGTATAATACTGAAACGGAGGATTTAACCGTTACTTTCAATAACGGAAGTATTTATGTATACAATAAAGTACCTTGGGCTAAGTTCACTAAATTTAGAATGGCTGAGTCTCAGGGGAAGTTCTTTAACGAGAATATCGGAAAAGCACATAAGTACCAAAAATTATAATGAGTTTATTTGAGGAATTAATTGAAGACAAAGAACTTGACAAAAAAATTGTTAAGTCATTTAAATCAAAGGAAACTTTATCTGATAATATTTTTGAATTAACAGATAAGGAATATAAAATGCGTGATGATATTAGAAAAAAACTTTTAGAGATATCGGACGATTTTATTGGCACCTTCGGTATTGAATTTTTTATTCACGATATTGTACTTACAGGATCATTAGCAAACTACAATTGGTCACAATTTTCAGATGTTGATTTACATATTTTAATTGATTTTGATGAATTTGATGGTTCTAAAAATAAGGACACCGTTTACTTACATAATATAATTAAAGAGTTTTTTGATGCAAAGAAAAACGTTTGGAACAACAATCATGATGTAAAAATCAAAGGTTTTGATGTGGAAGTATATGTCCAAGACGTGAATGAAGAACATATATCTTCAGGTGTATATTCAATATTACATAATGAATGGATAGTTGAACCTAAACAAAAGAAACCAAATATTGACGATAGGAAAATTTTAGAAAAGGGTGAGGAGTACGCTAAAAAGATTGATAAATTGATTAATCTTGGAAGTAAAAAAGACGTCTTACCTCAAATTGAAATACTAAGAAAGAAAATAAAAGAGTTTAGACAAAGTGGTCTTGAATCCGGTGGAGAGTACTCATATGAGAACTTAACCTTCAAATTACTACGTAGAAATGGTTATATACAAAAACTTTTAAAACTAAAAACGGACATTGTAGATAAGAAATTGTCTATAACACAATAAATAGACCTATTTTTTTCTATATATCTATGTATTTATAGGATAAGAATAAGTATATCTTAACAATTTATTAAAAATGGGAGATTTAAAACCACTTGGTAGTGAAAAATTAAACGGGGACGACAAATTAAAAAGAATCCTTGAATTAACATACTACAAAAACAACAATAAAAGTTCATCATCATCTAAACCTGAGTTGGTTAAAGAATCAACAACAGGTGGTTTATATGGTATCGTTAAAGAAAAAGACGGTTATTATGTAAAAAGAGGATTAAACGAATCTTCACTTGATTATATCGGTGGAATGTTTATGAAGAATAAAAATAAGTTTTCTTCATATGCCGAAGCTTTAAAAAGAATGGAATTATTGAGAGGACAAGAAGAATTACAGGAAGCCACAAAATATGTTTTAAAACAAAACAAACCTCAACAGGAAGCTCCAATGGCTGAACCATCTATGGATATGCCACCAGCACCTGAGGCGGATGCAATGGGCGATGTTCCACCAGCAGAACCAACTGCAGAAGTACCGGATGAAGAGCCAGGAATGGAAACTCCATCAGTAGATGGTGAACAAGGTAGTAAAAGGTCATCTTATATGGCTGAAGCTCAAAAATTTGCAGGTAAGTTAGGTCAAGAATTAAGAGATTTACAAGACCAAATGGAAAGTGATGATATCAAATATATTTTGAATATGATTATTTCTGCAGTTGATTTAGATAAATTAGACGATGAAGATATTGAAGAAATTGGTAAGAAGTTTGAAAGAGAAGAAGAAGTAGGTGGAGAAGAACCAACTGCGGAAGTTCCATCTGAAGAACCAGCTGTAGAACCTGAACAAGAAGTTGCTGAGTACGACTCAATGGCAGCTTTAGATGAGTTCATTAACACACCAGTTGATTCAAATGAAATTGATTTATCAAAATATGCAATTAAAGAAGAAGGTGACGAAGATATTCAAGAGTTAGATTTAGACGAAATCAAAAAAGAAATCAACAACAGTATCAACAGCACCTTACACAAATACTTTAAGTAAAATGCATCTAATCTATATCAATGAAATTGGTTCAGATTACAAAGGTCAAAAACAATATGAATTTATTTTTAGTGAAACCTTTGAAATTGATATGGGAGATTGGTTCCAAATACCGGCATCTGCAACACAAAGAAGTAAATCACCTGACGTAGAATATGTAAATTTGGTTGGGTTATTAAAAAATACAGATTTAAAATTAGAATTAGTTCAAGACTCCGATTATTTCGGAGTTATTGATGCTGTAGATGGGGTAGTTTCAATGGCGTGGGAAAAATTTGATTTTGAAAACGAATTTGAAAGATTAACATTTAAATTTGGTGAGTCGGTTGAATCTGTAAATAAAAAATTAAAAGGAAGAGGTTACACACTACTAAACGAAGAAATAAAAAACGAAGAATAATGAAAAGAAATGAAATCGTTGAGAAATTAATGAACGAAGGTTTCTCAGAAAAAACATTGGTTAATTTTACCGATAAACAATTGACTGACTTATCTGAAAGAATATTAAGTGAGCAGGTTAAAAAAGGTAGTGTTGTAATGCCAAAAACAAGTACAAATCCTATGGATGTTAAAAAAATGACAGACCAAGGTTTAAACGTTGAATTAAGAGAAAAGGAATTAAAAGGTGGACAAAAGAAAATTGACGCTAATAAGAATGGTAAAATTGATGCGGAAGACTTTAAATTATTGAAGAAAAAGAAATCTACAGATAAATGTCCTGATTGTGGTGAAGATAAAAAAGATTGTAAATGTGACCATACTCATTTAGATGAGGAGGTAAGTGATAATAAAGAGAGAATGACAGTTAAAGTTTCCGAATTGAAAAAAGGAGACATTTTAATTGGTTCTAAATTAGTGGTGGTCAGTGTATCTTCAGGAGCGAAAACGCCATCAGGTAAATCTGATGTAACGGTAAAAAATCCAAAAACGGATAAAACTCAAACAAAACTTTGGGGTAAACATACTACAGTTGGTATTTTTAGACATTCAGATAAAAAAGAAGAAGTTAGTGAGGTAAAAAATTGGGTAAAAAATTTGGTAGAAACAAAACAATTTCATAGCTTTACTTCAAAGAATGAAATTATGGAACTTATCCAAACTAAATTAAATAATGAGGTTATTTCTGAGAAAATACTCTTACCTGATTTTCTAACATCAAAATCTATTAAGAAAATGCAAAATAACGAAAATAGTACTTCACCTGTAACAAAACCAACCACTAAACCAGATACAAAACCTGGTAAACCTAAACACAATCCATTAAATCCAGGTCCTAAACCAAATCCGGGTCCACAAGCGGAGAGTGCACCAACAACGAAACCAAAACCAACAACAAAACCAACTACCAAACCTACTAAACCAAGACACACCCCATTCAATCCAGGTCCTAAACCAAAACCAGGACCTCAGGCTGAATTAACAAAAAAATAAGTAGAAGTATTTTCAAAATATTATAAGGAAAATGAAAATATCAAAGAAAGATTTATTATATTTGGTAGAACAAAAATTGAATGAGATGCCAATGGAATTTCCAAGGTCACTTAATGTGAGAAGACCAAATCCAAATTATGATCCAAACAGAGAAGAGAACGACGACAATCCAAAAAGTATTGAGGTTGAGGTTCCTTTTAACGAGAGACCTAATGTTGATATACAAAACAAATTACAAAGACAAGATACTCCAATAAAAAAAGTCCCTTTACCTTCTGGTCAAGGAAATCAAAATTTCCAAGAAATGTTGGCTTCCGAAACGTACCAAGAAATTATTAGAAGAGTAAAAGAAGCGACTGGAATTGATGCAAATAATTTATTAACTATCATGATGAACGCGGTTCATGAAGTTGATTCTGCAGAGATGGAACATAAGGAAGAATTAGAAAGATTAGCGGCAGAATCGGTTTTTAATTTATATAAAATACCACAAGATAGTGTAAATATATTTGTTAAATTAATTTCAATAAGTGGTAGAAGAGGAATTCCAACTGATGATTTTTTACATAAACAAGATAATGAAAACCCTGAGGCACCTGAAGTAGGTGATGAAAATCCACAATCAATGAATGTAAATGATATTGATGATATGGAAGTGGAACAGGATTATGTAAGTAAGTTAGAAAATTTTGATTTAGAGAGAGCTAAGAGAAGATTAATAAATGCAATGACTCAAGGGGCGGCACATTCTGCATATAATTTATACAAATATGTTGCAGACAGAATCAGACAAATTGTACCTGAAACTCCAAGTGGTACCGATATTATGGATTTATATGCAACAATGATGTCAATAAATGACACAAATTATTGGCATATGTCAGACCAACAAGTGGTTGCATTACAAAGTTCTATTGCTGGTAAGGCGGATGTTAAATTTCCTAGTGATGGTGAAGAAGGTGGAGATGAGGGTGGGGATGATGAAGAAGGTGGAGATGACGATGGAGGACAAGAAAATAATGTTGATACATTAGGAAATGAAATTGATTTATCAAAACCACAGGTTTATGTTTACGGTATTAATTTTCCAGTTCTATTTCATGAAACTATGAAGGGTATTCAGAAAGTTATTGCTGGACATGGTAGTACATTTCCTGGTTACGATTCATCAAATCCGAGACACGTTGATTTTATTGAAAGAGTAAAACAATATGAAGATGTTTTGGAATATGAAATGTGGGATTTAAGATTAGGCCCATCAATTTGGCAGAGATATAGACTTGCACATCCAACTGAAGTAATTGACCCTGACCAAAAAATTGAATTACAGCATTGGGTACAAAGTTACATTTATAAATTACCTGCTCGTAAATTCTTATCTTTAATGAAAGAAATTATTGCAGGTACTCCGAAAGCAAAACAGATTATAGTAACCTTAGTATCATCAATAGAAAAAATGTTGGCGGACGAAGATTATCAAGATGCAATTGCAAAATATGAAGAAGAATTAGATGACATAAATGATGAAACATCAGACGATGATTTATTAAATCTATTAAAAAATATACCAGGAGTTCGTCTATCTGATGAAGATGATGAAAATGAAGAAGATGAGGATGATGAATTACCAAATGGTACAAGATAAATAAAGGGGAGTTTTAACTCCCTTTTTTTATATTTATATATATGAATAGTAGAGCAGAACAGTTAATTGAATATGCAAGAATAATGAAAGACGCACCTTATGCGTTAAAAACATATTTACAGACTTACGATAATACACAAAAAAAATATGTTCCGTTACAATTGTTTCCCGACCAAATTCAATTGATTGAGGATTATGAAAAGTACAATGAGAACATTACAAGAAAATATAGACAGGCAGGGGTTACTACGGTAACTGCGGCATGGATTTCAAAGAAATTACAAACCGCAAAACCTGATGAACCTGAAAGAGTTCTACTAATTGCAAACAAACGAGATACGGCGGTGGAAATGGCGAATAAAGTTCGTCACTTTTTAGAACAGTGGCCTGATTGGATTAATGTTGGGTTTTCACCTGATAAAAACTCTGAAAGTAGATTTAGATTAAATAATGGTTGTGAAGTTAAGGCGGTTGCAACATCGGCGGATGCCCTTCGTGGTTATACACCAACAATACTTGTATTTGACGAGGCTGCATATATTGAAGCAGGTGATGATTTTTGGGCGGCATCTATGGCGTCCCTATCAACGGGTGGTAAGATTATTCTTATCTCCACACCAAATGGTTATGACCCCATATATTACGGTGTTTATGATCAAGCATTACGTGGTATTAATGATTTTCACATTACCGACTTAAGATGGTTTAATGACCCTCGTTATACTAAAGATTTACATTGGGTTAAATGTAATGACATTTGTCATTACATGTTAAACAGAGAACAATATAATGATGATGAAGTTGTAATAAAAGATTTTGATTCAGAAAAATATAATGAATATATTGAATTGGGTTATAAACCATATTCATCTTGGTTTGAGTCTATGTCTAAGAAATTTAAATACGATAGACGTAAGATTGCACAGGAATTGGAATGTGACTTTTTAGGTTCGGGAGATGGTGTTATACCGGGTGATGTCCAAGAGAATATCGCTAAGAATATGATTCGTATCCCTATTGAAAAATACATGCAGGGAACATTTTGGCAATGGAAAGAACCAATACAAGGTCATCGTTATATTATGGGAGTTGATGTTAGTAGAGGTGATAGTGAAGATTTTTCATCTATTAGTATTGTAGATTTTGATGAAAGAGAACAGGTTGCTGAATATATTGGTAAAATACCGCCAGATGATTTAGCCTCAGTAGCATACAAATGGGGTATTTTATATAGTGCTTTTATTGTTACTGACATAACAGGTGGTATGGGTGTTGCAACATCAAGAAAGTTGCAAGAAATGAATTATAAAAATCTTTATATTGACGGTATTAATACTCAAAACATTTGGGAGTATAATAAAAAGGCGATGGATAAAATACCTGGTATTAGTTTTAACAATAAACGTACTCAGATAGTTGCGGCCTTTGAAGAACAATTAAGAAAAGGATTTGCGGTAAGGTCAAGTAGATTATTGAATGAATTAAATACCTTTGTCTATATCAACGGTAGACCTGACCACATGAAAGGTGCTCATGATGATGCAATTATGAGTCTATCAATGGCTCTTTATGCTGCGGATACCTGTTTCAATCAGTTACAAAAAAGTGAAAATGCAAATAAGGCCATGTTAGAATCTTGGACTATGTCAGAAAGAACTTATGAAGTTAACAAATCACATTATTCATATGGGACTGCATTTGACCAAATAGGTGCAATGGGTATTGATGGTATGGGACACAACATACATCAAAATGGACAAATGAACGTTAATAAAGAAACATATAGGGAACATTCTTGGTTATTTGGGGGTCGTAGATAATCTTCCTAATGTCAAGTTTTTAGTTTATATTATAAAGAAAAGTATTTATATAGAATGGCAAATCAAAATTTAACCGTCTTTCAGAAACTAACTAAAATGTTTGGGTTTCCTGGTCAAGTAAAACAGGAGAACACTCCGTCATTTAATTTTAACAAAGACGAATTATTAAAAACAGATAATAGAGAAGATTATGAGAATGCAATGTTACAGGCGAAACAAAGCCAATACGTTGCTGATAAATGGGCAAAATTAGACCAATCTCTATATAATCAATCGGTTTATTATGAACCAAATAGATTAGCGGCATATTATGACTATGAATCTATGGAGTTTACTCCTGAAATTTCCGCCGCATTAGATATCTACGCAGAAGAGTCAACAACTATGTCGGAGAAAGGTGAAATTCTTACAGTCTATTCCGAGTCAGATAGAATTAAAGGACTATTAGAAGATTTATTTAATAATAAATTAGATATTAATACCAACTTACAAATGTGGGCAAGAGGTGTTTGTAAGTATGGTGATGATTTTGTTTATTTAAAATTAGACCCTGAAAAAGGTATTGTTGGTTGTCAACAATTACCAAATATTGAAATAGAAAGAATTGAAGGTGCATCTGCAAGAAACCATGGACAAATTGCAGATTCAAAAATGCCAAGTCGTGAATTACGATTTATGTGGAAAAATAAAGATATGGAATTTCAAGCATGGGAAATTGCACACTTTAGATTATTAGGTGATGATAGAAAACTTCCTTATGGAACTTCTATGTTAGATAAGATTAGAAGAATTTGGAAACAACTTTTACTTGCTGAAGATGCGATGTTAATTTATAGAACATCAAGAGCACCTGAAAGACGTGTATTTAAAATATTTGTTGGAAATATGGACGATAAAGATATTGAACCATATGTACAACGTGTTGCAAACAAATTCAAAAGAGACCAAATTCAAAATCCAAATAATGGACAGGTGGATATGAGATATAATCAAATGGCAGTTGACCAAGACTATTTCATTCCTGTTCGTGATCCGTCACAAACAAATCCAATTGAAACATTACCCGGAGCACAAAACTTAGGTGAAATTGCCGATATTGAATATATTCAAAAGAAGTTACTTGCAGCATTACGTATTCCAAAAGCATTTTTAGGTTTTGAAGAAGTTGTTGGTGAAGGTAAGAGTTTAGCGATGATGGATATTCGTTTCGCAAGAACAATTAATAGAATTCAAAAATCATTAATACAAGAATTAAATAAAATTGCATTAATTCATTTATACCTTTTAGGTATGGAAGATGAATTAAATAATTTTACATTGTCTTTAACCAATCCATCAGCACAATCTGATTTGTTGAAAATTGAACAATGGAAAGAAAAAATTACGTTATATAAAGACGCAACATCTGACCAATCTCAAATGGGTATATTACCTGTATCACATACGTGGGCTAAGAAAAATATTCTTGGTATGAGTGAAAGTGAAGTGTTGTTAGATTTACAACAACAACGTTTAGAACGTGCATTAGGATTTGAATTAACAAACACACAAAATGTTATTAAACGTTCTGGTTTATTTGATGAGGTTGATAAGAAATATGGTATTCCTGAAGAGGAGAGAGAAAAGGCAATGGAAGCGGCATCTGCTGAAGCTGCAGGTGATATGGGTGGAATGGATTTAGGTGGAGGAGCACCACCTCCACCGGCCGAAGGTGGGGCCGAACCATTAAGTGAATCTACTAAATCTAAAAAATCAAAGATATTAGGTATGTTGGGAGAAGAAAAACAAAGTTTTAATGACTTATTTGATATGGATAAGGCTCAACGTAATATTTATGAAATAGAAAATAAATTGAATGATATTTTAAACGATTAAAAATGAACAAATTTGGAACACTAAAAACTAAAATGTTAACTAAAATTACGGAATCTTATACTAAAGAAAATAAATCCGAAGTTAGAGACATTTTATCAACAATAAAGGAAAATAAAGATTTTAAAGAAATGTATTTGTTCTATGAGGAAATTGAAAACAAGTATATTGAAGATAAAGAAACCGCTAAATTATTTGTTGAGGGGGTAGAAACAATGTTGAGTCAACAAAATAATAGCTTACTTGAATTTTGTCAATCATTAGATGTGAAATTAGGTGACATTGAAATTTCAACAAATGATTTATATGAATCCTTAGACCAATTAATGGTTAAGGACACATTATCTAATATTGAGAGTAAAGTTATTGCGAAGAAAAAATTAGTTGATCATTTAACAACTAAAAAAGAAACTAAAGTTATTGGAGAGTCTAAAGTAATTTCAAATGAAAATTTATTACATGCTGTTTTAGCAAACAACTTTAATGTTCTTTATTCTAATACATTAAATGAGGAACAACAAGGACAATTGAAGACTATACTTTCATTATCATATGAGGATTTAACAAAACAAACTGAAGAATTAAAAGAATCGGTTTTAACTAAGGTTGATAGTTTATTAACAGAATCAAATGATTTGGAATTGAAAAACAAATTAGATAATGTTAAAAAGGAAGTGAATGAAATGTCACCTTCAAGATATAACTACTACAGGTTATCAGAATTAAAAAATGGTCTTAACTAAGACCATTTTTTATTTGTTGTACATAAATCGCTTTTAAACGTTCAGTTCTTTTTTTAACTGAAGGTTTTACAAATTCTTGTCTTTCTCTTAATTTTTGAATTTGTTTTGTTTTTTGAACTTTTTGTTTATAAGTTCTTAAAGCAGATTCAATACTTTTTTCGTTGTTTAAGTTTATTATAATCATAATTTATAAATATATTGCGAATATATGAAAATAATTTTGGAATTGTAATAAAATTTGTGTATTTTTTTATTAACACCATAAAATGTTAATAATATTATGAATTAATGAAAACAGGTAAGTATATCCCATTAGGGACTTACGATGAAGTAAAAATCGGTTACGGTACCGTAGATTTTAAAAATCTTAAAACCATTTATTTAAAATTCAACTCTTGGTTACAACCTGAGAATGAAACAGATGACTTTGACGTCACAATACATAAATCAAGACGTAAAGTAAAAGAAATAATTTATAATTTAAAAAATCCATTATTTAAACAACAATGTATTGTTGATTTAGACATTAGGACTAAGGGTATTAAAATGGAAAAGAGGTCATTTATGAACCTTGAAATCACATTATACGTTGATAGACAATTTGATGTAAAGTCAAAGGAAATAAAAAATAACGTAAAAGACGTATTAATTAATGTGATTGATAAAGGGTTAAATGATAAAAAATTATTCAATTTTTATAAATCAAAAAAATAATAGGGATATCCGTGTATTTATAGTAATAAAATCTATAGATGAAGATATTAGGACCTAAAGATACTGGACACGGAATTTTAATTGAATTTGATGCTGGACACGTATCTCCAGAAGAGAACAAACAAATCATTAGAGAGGCTAAGGAAATGGATTTTTCACAAGATTTAATCCTTTACGCCGTTTTACAAAAATATGACACTCCCAATAAGAACGGAAGAATTTATCCCGAAGTTCTATTAAAGAGAGAAAACGAAAAATATCAAACACTTATTAAAAAGGGTGGTGCATTAAATGAATTAAACCACCCTTCTTCTTCACTTATTGATTTAGATAGAGTTTCCCATTCAATTTTAGAAACATGGTGGGATGGTAAAATCCTTATGGGTAAGATAAAACTATTCACATCACCAGGTTGGAGAAAGATGGGTATTGTGTCTACTAAAGGAGATCAAGCGGCAATGTTAATCATGAATGGTGCAACATTAGGTATATCATCAAGAGGAGTAGGTTCGTTAAAAAATATAAAAGGACAAAACATAGTTCAAGAAGATTTTGAATTGGTGTGTTTTGATTTAGTATCCTCACCATCTACACCAGGGGCATACGTTTTTGCTGACCCATCTGAGAGAGAACAATACCAAGAATCTGAAGAAAAGAAACCATCATTGGACGATAGAATGGTGAAATTAATGGGTGGTTTGGATAAATTTTTATCTAAATAATAATTTTATAAGGGCTGGAATATTTAAAAACCGAGTTTTTCTTAAATCTCGTGTATTTATATATAATAAAAACAATAAATTTTCACAATGACTGAAAAATCTATTTTAGAACAAGCGTTACTTCAAGTACAAAATCTTGAAGAAGCAGTAAAGCAAAACGCAAAAGGTATACTTGCTTCAACTATGAAGGAAGAACTTAAGGACTTGCTTAAAGAATCATTGGAAGAAGAGGAGAAAGTTGAAGACGAAACTGAGGTTTCTGAACAACCAACTTCTGACGAAGAGGACACAGATGATATGTCAGACGACGATGCTGAAGCAGATGATGCTGAAGCTGATGACGCTGAAAATATGGACGACCTCGATAACGAACCAAGTAAAGACATTGAGTCATTAGATTCAGAAGTTGGTGGTGATGAAATGGGTGATGAAGAATCTATGGATTCTGAAGATTCATTAGAATTACCTTCTGACGATATGGGTATGGATGACGAAGACGTTATGGACATGACAGGTGCTTCTGATGAAGAAGTATTGAAAGTGTTTAAGGCTATGAAACCAGAAGATGGTATTGTAGTTAAAAAAGACGGAAACAATGTTGAGTTTGAAACAGCTGATGACGAGTACATCATCAAACTTGATGATGAAGGAGAATCTGAAGTTGAAGAAGAATTAGGAATGGAAGAAGAAATGATGCCATCTGAAGAAGAATCTGAAACTGAAGAAGAAACTATCTACGAAATTGAAATGGAAGAAGAAGAGATGGAAGAAGAAAAAGAAGTTGAAGCTACTGAAGGTGAATCAAAAGAAGAAGAACCTAAAGAAGTTGAAGCTACTGAAGCCGCTCGTACTTTCGCAAATGACGTTAGAGTACCTGCAAATCAAGGTAAAAAGTTTAAAGCTGGTCGTCATGAAATGAATGAAGAAGTTGAAAACTTGAAAAAGCAAAATGCTGAGTACAAGAAGGCTCTTATTTTATTCAAAGAAAAATTAAATGAAGTTGCTGTGTTTAACGCAAACTTAGCTTACGCTACACGTTTGTTCACTGAACATTCAACTACAAAACAAGAGAAATTGAACATATTAAAGAGATTTGATTCGGTTTCAACGATGAACGAATCTAAAAGTTTGTTCTCAACAATAAAGTCAGAGTTAGGTACTAAAACAACTGTTACCGAAACTGTGGCAGAAAAAATCTCTAACACTCCAACAACTTCTTCTTCTACAGATGTATTATCTGAGTCAAAAGCTTATGAGAATCCACAATTCAGTAGAATTAAGGAGATGATGAAGAAAATAAAATAAATAAAAAACAAAAACCAAAATATTTTAAAATGGGAGCATTATTAGAATCAGGAATGGTAGGTAACATCGGTCTTAAGCACCTTAGAGTTATCAAAGAAGATACCATCAAAAAATGGGACGAATTAGGCTTTTTAGAAGGTCTTGAAGGTCACCAAAAAGATAACATCGCGCAATTGTATGAAAACCAAGCGTCACACTTAATCAACGAAGCAGCAGTATCTGATGCTAGTGGTTCTTTTGAGACAGTAGTTTTCCCAATTATCCGTCGTGTATTCTCTAAATTATTAGCAAACGATATCGTTTCAGTACAAGCAATGAACTTACCAATCGGTAAATTGTTCTTCTTCGTACCTAAAATTCAAGATAGAAACGCAAACGGTCACTATTCTCCATATAGCGGACCTAACGGTGTAACAGATAACAACGATCCAAATGTTGGTTATACTGGACAAACTAGAAATCTTTACGATCGTTTTTATGAAGCATCTGACGCAAACGACCAAGGTCTTTTTGATTATTCAAAAGGTTCTTTTGACGTTGTAACAGGTACTTCTATCGGTATTGCAACATTCTCAAATGGTGCAGTTACAACTGCAGCTTCAGTTGCTACAGGTACCACTAAATCATATGTTGTATTAGCTTTATCAGGTTTCACTTCAGGTGGTGCTGGTAAATTAATCGGACCAAATGGTCACGAAATGGATTCTGAAGAATTCTTAGCTTCTTTACAAGTTGTTACAACTGACGCTAATTTACAAGCTTTCTTAGGTGTAACAGCAGCTGACAACTTACCTATCAATATCGTTACTCAAAAGTACGGTAAGGGTATCGTAGAATATGGTGCTAAATCATACGGAGCTGGTTCAAACACAGGTGGTTATTACGATGTTTGTGATGCTGACGGTTTAATTTATGTACAAGTTGATTTACAAAAATACAGTGCAACTGCTGGTTATACTGATTACGAAGTAACAGGTTCAACATTAACAGCATCTGAATTCAGAGCTACTTGGAGAACTTACGCTAACTTAGAATTTGAAGATCAAATCGGTGAAGTATCTTTTGATTTAGAATCAGTAACAGTTTCTGTAACTGAAAGAAAATTAAGAGCTTCTTGGTCTCCAGAATTAGCACAAGATGTTAGTGCATTCCACAACATCGACGCTGAAGCTGAATTAACAGCTTTATTATCAGAGCAAATCGCCGCTGAAGTTGACCGTGAAATCTTACGTGACTTACGTAAAGGTGCAGCATGGAAAGCTAAATGGGATTACAATGAGTGGAAATACGGTAACGGCGGTAACGCATATGCTGGTTACACTCAAAAAGATTGGAACCAAACTTTAATCACTAAGATTAACCAAGTTTCAGCTCAAATCCACAAAACAACCCTTAGAGGTGGTGCTAACTGGATTGTTGTATCTTCAGAAGTTTCTGCAGTATTTGATGATTTAGAGTATTTCCACGTATCTAACGCTCATCCTGAGCAAGATCAATACAACATGGGTATTGAGAAGGTAGGTTCTTTAGCAGGACGTTACCAAGTTTACCGTGACCCTTACTTCCCAGCAGGTAAAATCTTGATTGGACATAAAGGTAAGTCATTGTTAGACGCTGGTTATGTTTACGCTCCATACGTACCATTACAATTAACTCCAACAATGTATAACCCATTCAACATGACTCCTATCAAAGGTATCATGACAAGATACGCGAAGAAAATGGTGAACAACCGTTACTTCGGTGTAATTGATGTACATGGATTGGCTACATTCAGTTTGGATACATTAAGATAATCTTAATTTATCATAATAAGAAACCCTCACAGAAATGTGGGGGTTTTTTTATTTATAAAAAAAGACTATATTTGTAAAATGGAATACGATAACCTACGATTAGACGTTTTAACCAAACTCATAGATGAGAGGGGGATTACATGTAAAAATAAGAAAGATGTAATGATTGAACATCTGAAAATGGACGATGAAGGGAAATACATACGTGAAACAACCTATGAAAAGTGGGAAGGTCGTTTTTTGGTGGGTATAGACCTTAAAAACGGACCTCATTTAATTCAAATGGGTAAGTTAGTGGAAAAGAAAGAGGCGTCACTTAAAGGTCTATATGCGTCGGATAGGATATATTACATATCAACACAAAAATTAATATGATGAATTGGAATGAATATTTTTTAGGAATTGCGGAACAAGTTAAGTTAAAATCAAAAGATAAATCTACACAGATAGGTGCGGTTATCGTTGGGGAAGATAATGAGGTACTTTCTACGGGTTATAATTCATTTCCAAGAGGAATGGATGATTCAAAGGAAGAACGTCAGGAAAGACCCGAAAAGTACTTTTGGTTTGAACACGCTGAACGTAACGCAATTTATAATGCTGCTCGTGTGGGTACACCCTTAAAAGGTTCCACAATATACCTAACATCGGGATTACCATGTATGGACTGTGCTAGAGGTATTGTAAATACGGGAATTAAATCTGTTCATTGTAAACACATATGTACAACAAAAAATAAGGAGAAATGGGGGGAATCACAAACAAAGGCATATAAACTCCTCCTTGAATGTGGAATTGAGGTAAATTTCTATTAATTACCAAGTTCTACAAGCCCAATATCTTGGTTTCCAACGTGGACCTGGATTTGAACAATTATGTCTTGCTCTAAATGATTTTCTTCTCTCAGGATTGTTTTTCTTAATAACCATTCTTTTACCTTTAGCAGATTTACCACCAAAACCAAAGTTTACTTTAACAACTTTACCTTTATCGTTCTTAACATAAACCTTAAATTTCTTAATATCACCTTGCATGATTTTACCTAATTGAACTTTACGTCCTTGATATTCAGCCTCATTTAAAAGGTTTTCGTTAGACTCGTAGTTTGTATTTTGTACCGAACCATCTTCATCTTCATAAATTAAAACTGGAGTTTCTTCGTTGTACTCGAACAATCTTTCAAACTGTTCTTCAGATATTTGTATTATTAGTATTTTTTCTATACTCTCATCAAATCTAGTCATTGTTGGTTTATTACCTTTACCCACTTTTGGTTCTTTCTTTTCTGCTCTTCTTTTTTGTGACGTCATAGCTTTTTTCTCCTTCTTATCATAAGAAGATGCAACTTTTGGTGTTTCTTTTGATACTTTTTTTGAGGGTCTACACTTTGGATACGATTTACCATCGGCATCCTTTCTACCACATGGAGGATGTTTACCATCTACCTTTTTACTAACATCTACCCACTTCTCTTTAAACCACCTCGTAAGGTCTTCTCTTAAAACCTCGCCTGATTTAATACATTCGTTTATATACTCTTTATCTTCCTTTGAAACAATGATTTTCATGTTATTTAATTTTATTTATCTCATTAACAAATTTATGACACTTATCGGATACCTTACCCTTATCGTGGTCTGTAATAGATAACTTCACATTATCGTAATGAACTGTCATATCAGGGTGATGATTCTGTTTGTTAGCAATTTTCATCACCTCATTAGTAAATGACATAACTTCCTTATAATCTTTAAAATAAAATGTTTTAATTAATTTACCGTTTGTTTCCACCCAATCATTACTATTCATAATTTTATTTTTTTGGTCTTCGGTTATTATTATTCTCATATTATAATTTAGTGTCTTTAACGAATTTTTTGTGAGAATCTTTATATGATTTTAATGATTCATCATTAATAT